TAAAGACTCTTTTCCGTTGGTCTTTACTAAAAACTCTTCCATTACTCCATCTAAGAAGTAGATTGCAGTTTCAATTAAATCAGTAGATTTCCATTCATCCCATTTAGCTAAGTTAACCGAACTTAAGCAGCAAATAAAACTGTGCTCTTCGTCAGTATGTAAAGTAATCTCTGAACATATATTAGTCATTGTTACTTCTAAATTATTCTTAATATATGCCGGAGGGTTAGCATTATTTACATTATCTTTAAACATAATATAAGGTTCCCCTGTCTCAACTCTAGCCTTTAGTATTTCTACCCAGACTTCCATTGCCTCAGGGTCTCTACGCTCGATCTTTTGCATAAAGTTATCATCCACTACAACGCATTGATGTAGGTTAAGACAATATCTGGATGGTTAATGTCTAGATTTACGGAAGCCGCTCCTCTTCGAACTGCTCCTTGATTTGTTGCAATAATAGTAGAATCGTAAATCTTAGCCCAAGGAATAACTCCTTCTGACTGTCCTAGATCTCCGTTACCAATTTTGGAACCTCTTCCTCTAATTTTAGAAAGACCAATACCTACACCACCTCCTAACGAAGTCAATCTCATCAATTCAGCATTTGTTAATCCAATACCTCTAATAGAGTCTGGAGTATCAATACCAAAGCAGGAAATAGGTAGTCCTTTGTCTGTACCCGTGTTAGATAAAACTGGAGAAGCTAAATTCAACCAACCTTTCCACATATACTTAAAAAACTTGGCTGCTAAATCAGGTCGATCTAATCTTGCTGCAACTGTATCTGATACTCTCTTATATGCTTTTCGAGGAGTCTCTCCTGGAAGGAGATATCCTTTAGATATTGTTGATAAAGAAATTTCGTTCATCCATTCAGGATAATCTTTTCCTGCTTCCCATGCGGAAGTATCTACTTGTAGTGCCATTATGTAATTTAATTAAATGTTTTTAAAATGCTTTTGACCAATCCATATGACCCTTAGAGTAGTTTGTTACTCTACTTGCAAAAAAGTCAGTATGCTGTTTGCCTGCAATTACTGCATCAAACCACTTCATTGTCTTTAATGCTCCTGCATCAATCTGGTCAGAAGGGATCAAAGGTTTTAAGCCTAGATCTCCCATTTTAGTATTAACCCTATGTTTAATAAAGTTTTTAAGATCATCTTTAGATAAATTCTCTAGATCTCCTAATTCAAAAACTTTATCGATAAAATCGAACTCTAATTTTAAAGCTAAGTGAGCTGCTGTTTCGATTTCACCTTGTAACTTTTCTGTATTAATCTCTGGGTACTCTGAAAGTAGCTGACGGAATAACCAACAACCTGCTTCTGAGTGTAGAGATTCATCTCGTACGGACCATTCAACAATCTGTCCAATACCTTTCAATTTATTTCTCATCTTAAACGATAATAATACCGCGAAAGAAGAAAATAAATTAACTCCTTCAGTAAATGCTGAGAAGATAGCTAAAGATTTAGCTCGTTCATGCCAATCTGGAGTACCGTCATGACTATCTCTAACATTCATTAGAGATTCAATCTTTGCTTTAGTAGCTTCGTCTTCTAAGAATTCTGCAAAGTTATCTAAACCTAACTGCTCGTTAAGTAGAGAATAAGCTTCTGCATGTATAGTTTCAAAAGATCCAAAAGTAACACCCATCATAATAATCTCAGGCTTTCTAAACCAGCTAGTTACTAGTCCTGTCCAGTAATCGTTAACTACCGTCTCAGTCTGAGCAAAGCCTTTTAATATACCGCCGACTACATTCTTCTCGTGATCTTTTAGATTAGATTTCCAATCTGTAACATCTTGTGCCATTGGTACTTCTGTGTGTAGCCAATGAGCTTGTTGTTGCTTTAACCAATAATCATACGCCTTTGGGTATTCAAATGGTTTATAAACAACTCTTTCATCTCTTAGTCCCATAGTATATTTTTAGTGTGTTAAATAATAAAATCCCCGGTTGAGTTTAGCAGAAAATGCTTCCGGGGATGTAGAAATAAATAGCATCTTCCTCTAAGTTGGTCTTAATTTTCTTCAAAAAATTTCTTAGCAATCTCAAAATGTGTACCTTGAGAACTGCTACCTCCTTCATCTAGAATAGCTTTACTCTCTATCTCGATATGACCATTATTTGTATCCATTTTAACATTATAAGTCATACCGTCTTGTCCGTATCTATTCTTCATAACGTGAAGTCGACCTGTACCTAATACCTTGTCTTCTTTCTGTCTAGATAAAGATAAGCATATATCGGCCACCATCATCTTATCATAAGAACCTGCTGCTTTATCACCTTCAATTACATTATCTTTAGCACCCATTCGGTTTACCTGAGATGGTGTAAGTATAGGTATTTTTAATTCTTTAGCTAAGCTCTTTGTAGCAATGAATACATCATCAATTTCATCCTTACGTTCAGAGAATTTACCTCGTGACGGTGCTTTAAGATAGTCGACATAGTCGATGACAATCATGTCAGGTTTATGTCCCATATCAATACACTTCTGAACGTGACTCTTAATGTTATTTACTGTCGCTGCTTTAGGAGCATATTCTTTTACGATAAGCTTACCTTTCAAATTATTTATTTGAGCTTCTACGTCCTTTCTATGCTTATTTACTTCGTCGATAGAATAGCCTGTAAAGTAGCAGTCAAATCGTTTACCTACGTAATCTTCTCCTAACTCTAAGGTATAATAGTTTACCTTGAAGCCTAACTTTACAGCATGTGCTGCTGCTGCCACCATCGTCCAAGATTTACCGCCACCTGGGTTACCGAATACGATAATCAAATCACCAGGGCCCCATCCTCCTTGAATTGTTTCATTCATAGCAGGCCATGGTGTAGGTATAGTAGGTCTATAGTCTGTTCTATATCTAGACTCTACATCTTTATCATACTCATGTCCGATATTTTTATCCATAGCAGCTTTCATAGCTTTTTCGATAAGGTTTCTGATACCTTCGAAATCGCTTTGCTTTAACAAGTCTGCTGAGGATAGAATAGCAGCTTTCATTTCTTGATTCTTACAGAAGGTAGTAAACTCCTCTTCTACGTAAGCTAAATCATCTTGAGAAGCTGCATAAGAATTTCTTAACTCTTCTTTTAATGCAACCTGTAATACTTCGTTATCTACTTTTTGTAACTCTACTTTTAATACATCCATAGTAACGGTAGTATGGTACTTATCGAAGTACTTTATAATCTGCCCTACAATCCATTTATGTGTATCAGCATCAAAATACTCCTCTCTCAAAACATCTCTTACCGTAAGTAAGAAACCTTTATCTGTTAGTAAGGCGCCGATAACTTTAATTTGAAAAGCTTTACCGTACTGTGTTAACTTCTGCAATGTCATATAACTTATTGTTTAAAAACCGTTAATGTTCTAAAATTCTCTAACCAGCCTTCCGTGTTCTTAGTTATACCTTCTATCTTATCTATGTCTAGTAGGTGTAAAAAAGCTCCTGTTTGTAGAGGTGGAATAGGCTCTTTTAGTACACTTAATATATGAAGAATTTCTTTATCATCCAACTGGCCTTCATGTAAATTCATCAGTTGGTAGTTAGTTTTTACCCGATCCCAATTGTGTATAATTTTAGCAAAAATAGATTTACCGTCTAAGTTCTGCTCACATACTGAATAGATATCTTGTAGTTCGTAGTTAGGATTAGTAAGTAATCCTGGGAACTCTTTTGTTAGTGTTTTTAACCCCAATCCTTTTACTCCAGAAAGATTATCTGAATTATCTCCTAGTAAGGCCTTCACTATGTTATAGTTTTGTGGAAGTACTTCTAATTCTTGTACGATATTTTCCTTTGTGTATAAAGTTTTCTTAATAGGAGAGTATACTGAGATACATCCATCAATCAACTGTAAGAAGTCTTTATCTGAAGATACAATTGTAACCTGTTTCCCAGATGCTGAAGCACCTAAAGCTAAGTCTGCAATAATATCATCTGCCTCTAACTTCTCCATTGTTAGACTCTGTACTGGTAAGCATTCAAGATAGTCTTTTAATCTATCTAATTGAGCAGAAAGTGATTCATACTCTTCTTGCTTATTCTCATACATACCCCAATTAGTAATCCTTGTATGTTGTCTTTGTGCTTTATAGTTTGGATCTATATTCTTTCTATTAGTAGAAGAACCTTTACCATCAAACACGCAAACTACTCTTGTAGGGTCTACTGTACGTACTAAAAATCCTAGAGATCTAAGGAAGCCTACAAGACCACCGATATGGTGGCCTTGAGGATTCATTGCTCTGAGTGTTGAGAAGCTACGAATAAATGTATTCATAGAATCTATGATCAAGATATGATCGTTTAACTCTCTAGGCGGGGACTCTTTAAGGTTGTTTATAATTTTGCTATAGTCTGTCATTAATCGTCTAATAGGTTTGGTAGGATTTCATCTTCTTCCATGTCACCTTCTTCGACTAGACTAAAATCAATAGATCCTAAAAGTTTCAACCAGTGATCCTTATGAGAATCTTTATATTTATCGATTGCTTTCTTATCGTCTGCAATAAAACCATGAGGGGTCATTACAATTCGTCCTCTTGTCTGTACACCTTCAATATGATTCTTTTCGATTTGTATATTTGTTCTTTTAGCAAATTCAACCTGTAAGCCACTTTTAATAGCTTTAATCTTAGAAGTTCCTGGGTTAGTGATGTTACCGAATGTAATTACTAATGTTGCATCATACCACATCGACATACCGCCTTTATTTTGTAATTTTGGCTGTGACATCGGTGAGTCTGGTTTCTGTGTCCATACTTTATTAATAGCTACTAGAGTATTAGTGTATGGAGATCCTTCTTTTCGAGATAATAGAATCTTCTGATTGAGGTTATTACCAAACTGAGTAGACATTGCACCTGCGTTCCATTCGTTATTATTCTTATTAGATCTAACAGATAGATCACACGGTACAGATCCTACTGAATCCCAGAAGAAACATAAATCATGAGGTAGGTTTCCTTTAGCTTGTTCGTCTAAAAGGTCTGCTATGTACGATGCTACATCTTCAATAGTATTTAACGTACCTCTATCAGCGTAAAGGAAAAAACCTTCGTAGTCTGTAATCTCACCAGTTGCTTGATCTACAACTTCTTCAAACTGTAGACCCATTTCTTTAGCGTGACTCCAAGACCATTTCATCTCAGTGATGATTAATACCGGGAGTATTCCCATCTTTTGAGCGGATACTGCTGCTTCAAGTAATGCAGTAGTCTTGCCGGTGTCGCTATGCCCACGGAGCAGGGTAATATGCCCCGTAGGTATGCCCGGTATAGACGTAATGTCTTGAAAAGCTTTTGATAGAGGAATCCATCCTTGCTCTTTGAACTTTACCGAAGCATTAGCGAAACCTTTTTTCTTCTTAAAATTTCCTAAGTTAAATCCACCCTTTACTATAGCAGATGCTTTTTCTGCTGTTGCGCTTTTTGCCATTTATTTTATTCGTTAAAAAGGTCATCAAATTTACTTACCGTGTCTTTCAAACCAGGAGCTGCAGTTTCTAAAGTAAAGTCAGTTGAATGACTACCTAAAGTCTGAGTCAGGTTGTCTGCTGGAGGAGCTGCTGGAGTTTCCTCATCTGCTGAACCAGGAGTTAAGTAATTTTGTAATTGCTTTTTAATGAACTCATAATCGTATTGAGTATGAATCTCAACAGGGTGTGGTTGGTTCTTTAACCATAAGTCAACTTGTGCTGCATTATCTGATAATGGAGTTTGCTTAGGTCGAATACGAACCGATGTGGTTGGGTATGGGTTACCAGCAGCAACTTCTACTACTAAGTCCCATCCATTCATTACGTCTGTGTAATCTCCTACCTCTTCGTCTTGAGCTAATGCTAATAACGCTTTGTAGATCGTCACACCAAATCCCCATAAACGAACACCTTTCTCTTCTTCACCTTTTACGATTACTGGAGCGAAAATACGTGTCTTGGGGTTAAGTTTACCGGCTAATGTCCAGTTATCCTTATCTGAAGTCTTCTTTAATTCCTTAATGAATTCTTCAATAGGATCTTGTTTTCCGAAGTTAGATAAAGCGGCCATAGGGTATTTACCAATTCCATAGTGAAACTTTACTTCCTTAAATGGAAGATTAGGATCATACATAGAAGGTACAATACGAATAGTGCTTTTTCCAATTTCAGGTTTCCAGAAGGTAGCTGAATAGTCTACTTTCTCTCTTTCTTGTCCGCCGTTATTCAACGCAGACAGCTTTGCTTTGATTGCATCTAGATTCATAATATAACTTTAATTGTTTATAACTTATTAAATATACGAAATTACTCTCAATTCTCCAACTCTACGATCTTAAATAATTTAGTATTTACTCTTTTTAATTCCGGACCTTTCGTTAATAGAATACAATTCTTGTAATCAGTCCAGTTAATCTTAAAAGAAGTATCTAACACTCCGTTATTAAGTTCTTTGATTAGGGTATTAAGTGCGTTAATCGTATAAAGGGTATTTGCTTCTTTCTTGCGATGTACTAGAATAGTATTATCGATGAAGTTAGAAACGTTGCCAAAATCTACATTATAAGTACAGATGTATTCATCTTGGCTTTTTGAATATAAAACAAATATCTTATTGTAGATTATTCTATATTTTTGTACTATATTTTCTATTGTTGCATCCAATTCCTCTCCTGTGGAGAAAGTGCAGAACAGTTTATTACTCATATCCTCAGTTAAATATATTTGATCGATATCGTAATCGAATCGACTTTGAGACATAACATTTTCCATTGTGTAATTATAAATATTAAAAGGTTTTACAAAACCAGGTTTTCTGATGTTTTTATTTTAACTGGGTATTTCTTATTTTCGCTTAGTATCAATGCTAATTCGTTAAGTATATGCTCTCCATCTTCTTTAGCATAGTCAAAAAGTATTGCATCGTAAGTATATAAAGCTATTTTAGTCTTTTTATCTCTAAGATACTTTAACACTTCTTTTAATATAAGGACATTTCTTGCAGTTTCCAACGATTGCATAATATAATTCATAAGTTTCTGCGGATGCATATCTTTTAGATTCTGATTAAACGGCTTATTGCTGATAGGAGTACGTGCTTCTCCTTTAGAAAACTCACTCCATAAGTAGTTAATATAATTTTGAATCTTGATAAAAATCTCTAAATTTTTATATCCTTCTGGTATTCTACCGTAGATAGCCTGGAAGTTTATCTGTTTAGCTTCCTGGTATTCTTCTTGAGTAATATCTTCTTTACCAAAGTAGTACTTTCCTAAGGCTTTGTGAGCTGATTCTCCTTCTATCTTAAAGTCAATCTGCTCTGATAATAATCGTAGATGGTACCCGTCAAAATCAAATTCAACAAAGCAATCATATTGAGGAATAATAGCTTTTCTATACTCTTCTTCTTTAGGTATAGCTGCAAAGTTTACACTATTAAATGCGTTAGTAGGTCTTGAAGTACTATTATATAGGTTGTAGTATGTATAAGCTATATTATCCTGTATATTAAACCGTGGTGTATTTGGTTTAAATAAGTCTATAAACGGTTGATATATAACTCTTAATCCATGCTGTTCTAGTAAGTAAAATACCTTAACAGCAACATCGTTATAGAACTTAAAAGTCTCTTCTTTAGGTTCTTCAATATACTTCTCTATTACATCAAATACTTTTTCACTCTGTTCATGTAGTTTAGATAAAGGTATTATCTGATTTACATTATCAAAGTCTTTAAACTTATTATAGAACCAATTTATTGTTGATAATTTACTAGGTAGTTCAAGCTTTTCGTAATACCAGAAAGCTCTCCAAAGGTTAATATCAATTGCGTCTATAAGCGGAAAATGATACAGTAGGTTCTTTTTATCTAAAACATAGACTTTCCTGTAAGTCTTAAGTATCTCAAATACTTCTGCTTTTTCTACGTTTAATCCTTCATCATGGTTTATAGGGATAATGTACCCTCCGGTATCATCCAAGGGCCTAATGTAGACTGCTACAGTTGTAGTAAGTTTGGGATGGAAGTTATCGTTAGATGAAATTACATCTACATAAACATCGGTATCCGGATAGCTTCGCAGTCTATCTAGCTGCTGCTTATTTTCTACTATATAAAACATTTATTATAACCTTTTACTTAAGATACGAACTATTTTGTTAAGATCAAACTTAACATTGTTTTATATCATAAAGTTTTCCGTCTCTATCAATCTTTGCAGTATAGTCTCCATATCCTTCTACGCGAATAGTGTAGTAGAGGTTGTAAGATTCTGGTGACTG